CAAAATGCTACTGGCGGGGCTTATACATCCAACGGAAATACACTTCCAAACTACGGTATTACGTTTCCTATTACTCCTGGTACAACAACGCAGGATTCTGGCGCTGCTGGTGGTGGATGGGCAAACATAGGTTGGCAAACCACTGCTCGTAGCGGTGAAGTTATGCATAGAAACACCGCTAACAGATATAGTGTTAATGGCACTGGTGATTCACATGGTTTTTATATTGAAGCAGGTACTAGTGAAGCAGGTGGTATGTGTTTCGACGAAGATAGTACACAGGTGTATGGCTCTTCTGATAATGGCACTACCTTCCGTATTATTGACAAAGACGCTGATATCGTTATCATGGAAATGTTGCAAAGTAGTTGGAACATGAGTGTGCGAGGCAGTGTAAACAGCAACCAAAGTTCATTCAGTGGTATTTCTGACAGTAGAGTTAAAAAAGGATTCCAAGATTTTGCAACAGATAATATCTTGTCAAAATACAGCAATTTAGATCTTAAATCATATATTAGAATTGACAGTTATGATTATATCAAAAACAAGTATGAAAATGAAGAAGATCTCAGAGAAGTTGGACTGGTTGCACAAGAAGTGGAAGCTATCTTCCCTGATGTTGTTGGAACAACAACTGTTGTCGATCCAAGAGGAATGGACAGTGTGTGGGAAGAAATTGGTGAAGAGCTTACAGAAATTAAAAACATCAATCAAACCGGATTACTTTACAAAACAATCGAAGCAGTGCAAGCACTTATTGAAGAAAACAATGCACTGAAAGCAAGACTTGATGCATTGGAGAACAACGGATGACTAGAGCAAAAGAAATGAGAGAACTTCCCTTGGGAGTTGATGCAGCCACAAATGGTCACATCACAGTGACAGGAGACATTGATATCAGCAATGGACACTTGGTGCATGGCACACAACACTTTGATGGTGGTGCTACTGGCGGCAATGGCGACCTAGCGTTTGTAGAAACAGACAACACTGTGAACAATGACTATACACTAAGTACTAATAGAAACGCAATGACTGTGGGACCAGTGACACTGGCAAGTGGAGCAACAGTCACTATACCCAGTGGGCAAAGATGGATAATATTGTAAGATGAGCAAAGTAAGAATATACGGTGACATCAGTGGATATGTAGATATTGCTGTGCCAGACAACGCAGGCACAACTACACTGAACTTGGACAAAGTACCACAAGCAGATCTCAGTGGTAACGTTGCTATAGACACTGACACACTGTATGTTGATGCTGCAAACAATAGAGTTGGAATTGGTACAACGACCCCTGCTAGAAAGCTCACTGTTAGAGGTTCTAATAATACCACTAATTTTGAAGTCACTGACGGCGCAGGCGGCGCAACTTTTAACATTTACAACAGCACAACCAGCAATGCAGTTGCTCTTGGAACTTCATCTGATTTGATGTCTTTTGGATTTAATGGAATAGACAAAGTACACTTTAAAAGCAATGGCAATGTTGGCATTGGCACAAACAATCCCAATACAACATTGGACATAGTGTCTCCTAGCACTGGTGAAGCAGTACACGTTAGAGGCAGAAGTGCTGATGATATTGGTCAAATTGTATTCAATGAAAATGATGGTGTCACACGTTTGGCTAGACTGGATGCTAGACAGGGATTTTTTGATGTTGCCAGCTCAAGTGTTTTGTATCTAAGTGCAGGCGGTGTAGGCAATAGAAATATTGTTGTATTATCCAATGGCAATGTTGGTATAGGAAATGAAAATCCTCCAGCACTGTTAACACTGGGCAAATCTGTAAATACCTACGAAGATCTACTTATGATCACCAATTATGGTTCAGACAGTGACCCTGTTGCAGCGATTGGTTTTGATCAGACAAATGACAGATTGATTATTAGAAACGATCAAAGCTATGCCGCAGGCGGCATTGGCTTTAGAGCAGGCGGATCTATCAACCACATGTTTATTGAAAGCATCAGTGGCAATGTTGGCATTGGCACAGATGATCCTCTGAGAAAAATTCATATACAAGACAGCGGCGACACACACATTGTATTACAAACAACCAGTGCCACAGACAATTATGAAATTTTTGAAATTGGTGTAGGTGCTAACGCTTCAAATCAAGCAGATTTAACTTTTAGAACTCGAGACAACAATGGCACTGGCGGTATCGAAGTCATGCGACTTACAAATAACGGCAAAGTTGGCATTAATAATTCAAGTCCAGATAGAGAACTTGATGTAAAAGCAGTGGATGCTTGGGCAGAATTAGCATTGAGAGGCAATGCAGGCTCAGGAAGTATTGAATTTTATACAGGAGTCACAACCAAACTAGCAGAAATATTTGCAGATTCCAGTGATATTGTTTTTAGAAACACTGCAAGCAACACAGAGCGCATGCGAATACTTGGTTCAGGACCTATCACACAAGCATCTCAGCCAAGTTTTAGTGCTTATAGAACTACTAGTCAGGCAGTTTCAGGACAAACAACATTTGTGTTTAATACTACACTCCACAATATAGGAAACCACTATAATACATCTACTGGAGAATTTACTGCTCCAGTATCAGGCACATATATCTTCAGTTTTAAATCATTGTTATATTCAATGGGCACAGGCGAATATTTTGACTTATATCCTCAAGTAAACAATGTGAATAGAAAAAGATATGAGCTGACTGGCAATGGCGGTTTTCATACACAAGTAGATTATACAGAAGCAGTTTATTTAAATGCCAATGATACATTTCGAATGACAGGGTCAGATAGATCCACAGGATCTTACAGCTTGTACGGAAATGAAAATCATTTTAGTGGATATCTGTTAGGTTAAATAATATAAGTTATAGGAGATCAAAATGCCAGATATTACAATTAGTATTACTGATACAGAAAAACTAGCAATGGACTATGTTGCACTTAGCACACAGGAATGGACTGATAATGCCGTGACCAATCGTGCTAGAATTGCAGTTGACGAAATCTGCACACTACTGATGGCACACTGCAATGAAAATAGTATTGCAATAGCAGTGGGCAAAGATGCACAGGTTGCACAAGCATACGAACTTGGAATTGTAAAAACCGCAGCAGATAGAAATGCAGAAATAGAAGCAGCAAGAGCAGAAGAATAAAATAAATGTCAACATTAAAACTTGAACACATAGCCAACATCAACAACGCAGGTCCTGACATCAGCATTGATGCCAGTGGACACTTGAACATTGTGAATGGTAATTTGCAAATGGGTGGCGTGACCATGTTGGATGCCAGTTCAGGTGATTTCAACACAGGCAACAATGCCAGTTTTAATGTACTAGATGTGGGCGGTGAAGTATCAGGTAGAATACGCAACTGGAGTTCACCAACCAACAGTATTGCAATCGAAAGCGATCCACTCAACACCGCAGCGGGCAGTTATCTAACATTTACAGTTGATGGTGATAGAAAAGCCACTATCGAAAGTACAGGTGCTTTTAATATTGGTACCACTGGTACAAGTGGCGGTGGCAAACTGCGAGTCGAAGGACTAATTGACATCACCACAACATCAGGTGGCAGTGCATTTAGAATTTATGATGGTACCACGTTTAGAGGTGGACTGGGAGATGGCGCTTGGACAGGAACAGGTGATGCAGGTGATTTTGGTTTATATGTGGGCAGCACTGCTAAAAAGATACCTATCCATATAGGTTCCAGTACTCCTATTGCAGCATTTACATCCATAGGACTTGGTATTGGCACAAGTGCTCCGTCTACAACAAATAGCGGGTACAACGGTGGTACATTGCATGTTCATAATACTAGTACAGGCTCAAGTATACGTTTAACCAACAGTACAACTGGTACTGGTGCTAGTTCTGGTATGCTGATCAGTAAGTGGAATGATAGTAAGACATATTTCACTAATTTTGACGATGGTGCGCAAACAGTGTTTACACAATCTGACAGCGGCGGCAATTTGGTTACAGCACTAACACTGGACGGTGACGGTAATATATCAGTCAACAATGGTATATTGTATCTCAACAATGCTCTTAACTTAAATGCCACAGCTAGTTCTGTTCCAAGCAATGGCGGCATTGCTAGACTATCAAACGGATATACTTATTTTTCTGGAAAAAGTGATGGCAATGGAGCAGTGTTAAGCAATGGAGCTGGAACAGCCACAGTCAGGGCATTAAGTCCTACAAATGGTTATATAGATTTTGAGACTGGCGCTGGCAACCATCGCATGCGCATTACATCCAATGGTAATCTAAGTTTGGGTAATTCTACTCCAATCACTACATCACGACTAGTAGTCGAAGCACCTAGCAATGAACCTGTGGCTACTTTTTATAGACCTAGAAATACTGGCGGCGGCGGCTTGGTTAACTTCCTCAGTGATGTTGGATCGACTAATTCTGAGGTAGGTGCTGTTTACAGTTAAGGAAGCAGTGCCTGGGGGAACTATACTAGCGATTTAGAAATGACCTTTAAAACTGGTCAAAACGGTACTACTCGTCTTAGATTCAACGACCTTAATAGTACCGAAGGCAGTTTTATTAAAGCACAAGGCATCGGCGGCGGCGGTAAAATACATTTTGGACCTAGATGGAATGATGATGAAGACGCAATCACATTCCACATGTTAAGAAGTGGTTATGGGTATGGGTTTAACGGTGCAAAGATTGGTATTGGTACAACATCACCAGGATCAACTATCCATGCAATAGGCGCCAATCCAACAATAACGCTACAAGGCAACGGCAGTGGTTACACAGAGGGGTGTGTGCTATTGTTGTCACCAAATGATTACCGCGGTGGCGGTGTGTACATGTACAATGATAACGGTACTAGTACTGACAATGAATGGTTTTCTGGCCGTGTGTACGCTGGTGCTGCAAACTATCATCTGTGTTTTAAAAGCAATCCAGGCAATCCAGGGCAAGACACTGCGCAAGGTACATATGCAAAGATGATAGTTTATCAAAACGGAAACTATTATTTTGCTGGTTCTAATGTTTCTGACCGTAGAAGCAAACAAGATATTGAAGTTGAAACAACTCAATTGGACAATGTACTTGCTCTACAACCTAAAACTTTTAGATTCAAAGCACCTCTGGATGAAAATGGAGAGCCTGCAAGTGAACCTAGTGATATCAGACATGGTTTGATTGCACAGGAGGTTTTAGAAGTTATGCCCAATTTGGTCACAGGTGACGAAACAGAAGAAAATCAAAGAATGGGTGTTGACTACAATGGATTGACCAGTGTACTGGTAAAGGCAATTCAAGAACAGCAAGCAATAATAGAAGATCTAAAAGCAAGAATACAGGTATTAGAAGGACAATAATATGCCACTAGTGTTAGACGGAGATACAGGAATTGTAGGAGTATTGCTCACAGATGCAAACGGCAACGTCACGTTTGACACAAACACATTGTATGTAGACGCTCCCAACAATAGAGTTGGTATTGGAAATACGGCTCCGGAAAGAGCAGTTGATGTTCGTATTAACACAACAACAGCTGAACCCATTATGGTTTTACGTCAACTAGGGTCAGGTGATGCATCATTGCGCCTACAAACCACAACTAGTCCCTATGGTTTTATACTTGGTGTTGATGGCAGCGACAGTGACAAGTTTAAAATTGCAGTTGGGGCAGATGATGTAAGCAGCGGCACAGCAATGACAATTGATACAAGCGGCAATGTTGGTATTGGCAGTACCAGTCCTGAATCTCAATTGACAATCAGTCGTAGTAATTCAGCTCTCTACTCTACTCTTAGATTTACCAACTCGGGTGCATCAGGTCGACAGTACGAAATTGGAATAGGCGGATCAACTTCCGCAGCGGGGTTTGCTAATAATCTTTATTTTTATGATAGCACTGCCAGTTCTAATAGAATGGTTATTTCTAGCAGTGGTTATGTTGGTATTGGCACAGGTAATCCATCTGAGAAATTACATATAAAATCCGGCGGCGATGCTTATAAGATGTTGCTTCTAGAAGCTGAGTCGGGATCGGGAGATGCTGGTATCTTACTGCAAGGTGACGGCGGCAATCAATTTAATATTCAGCAACCTGGTGGTAGTGCTGGGTTGTTCTTTTACGATAGAACCAATACAGCTTATAGAATGTACATTGATGCAAGCGGCAATGTTGGTATTAACACAACAAATCCAGAAACAACATTGCATGCTAATGGTGCTACTCTTATCAGAGACAGAGCACAAATTACTCCCAATGGTGCTAACTACAATTCAGGTGCAAGCAGATTTGCGGGTGGTGCTGCTCTTGAAGTGATTACAGATAATGCAAACTCGTCAGGATTAATGATTGCTAATAGTACTGGATATTCTCATACATGGTTTAACTACACTGATGGAAATAACTATATCACTGGAGATACTACAAATGATACAGGTGATACGATTATTAGAAGTTTCAGTGGCGGTCCTTCGGCACCTACATATACTGAAAGAATGCGTGTTAAAGGATCTAACGGTTATGTGGGTATTGGCACAGACAATCCACAAACTCCATTACATATTGAAACAAACTCTGCTGGTATTGCTGCTGAATTAAGACTGAAAAATTTACAAAGCAACAGAGAAACACGTCTATCATTTTGGGATGAAAACAATATAAACCAAATGCAACTTCAATACGACAATGGTGGGAATAGATCAGTGCTAACCACCAATGGTAATGGTCTTACTGTTTATTCAAGTCAAGCTGGTGGTGAAATTGCAAGATTTGGATTACCGGGCGGTGGAAACAGTTATATATCTTCCTATTTTACAGGAGATGTTCTTATCGGTGGTACTATACCATCTAGCTCTTATGGTTTAGAAATACAAAAATCAGATGCTGGTGCTGGGTTGTACTTGCACAGAAAAGATACCGCCGCGATGAACGGCGCAGGTATATACCATGCTTACCAGATCACACAGACAAATGGACAATCAGCAAGACTAGCAGAAATAACTGCACTCGGTGTTAGCAACTGGGGTGGAGCATTAACATTTGCAACAAAACCTGCAAATGGTACACCTAACAATAGCGCAACTACGAGAATGACAATTGATCAAGACGGCGCAGTGTTTACTCCTTATCAACCTGGATTTCATGTTAGCAATAACGTTGCTCCGTCAACTAGTAATCTTAGCGGTGATAGTACACTATTGCATTTTGATGTTGTGGTACATACTGATGGTAATTGGAGTACGTCCAACAAAAGATATACTATTCCTAAATCAGGAAAATATTTAATATACGGTCAAGTTAGATTTGATGGAGCAACCAGCTATTCTAGATGCTTTGTATCTGTTAACGGAGCAAGCGGCTGGTGGAGTCCTGGACTTCACACAATTTATGATAACACTTCTACATCTTATAGAAGTCACACTGTTAGTGGTGTTTTAAATTTAAGTGCAAATGATTATATTGAATTAAGAGGTGGAACTAATAATGGTTCAGGTACTCACCAAGGCGAAGGTTCATTTGGCGCACATTTCCTAGGATAACAAATATATAATCAACATAAATATGTGTAGCAGACTAGGATACACATATGGCAATAAATTTTCCAAGTTCACCAAATGATGGAGACACATACGTAGCATTGGGCCGTGGATGGCAGTACAATGCTTCTGCAGGTGCATGGGAATCACTGATCAGAGTCAACACAGTGTTTGACACTGATGACATTGTAGAAGGTACAACCAACCTATTCCAAACAGATGAACGTGTAGACGACAGAGTTGGCAGTTTAATACAAGCTGGCAACAACATCACTGTGAACTATGATGACGCTGCAAACAGTTTGACAATCACAGGCGTGACCAACAGTTTGGACGGCGATCTATTGCCAGATGCAGATCTAACCTATGACATTGGTAGTACCACAGCACGTTGGCGTGATCTACACGTTGGCGGCACTACCATCCACCTAGGAACTATTGACCTCAAAGACGATACTGGAAACTTTATTGTGACCGACGGTGCAGGCAATCCGCTGTTTGACAGCACCAGTATTGCCAGCAGCACACTCACAGGATCACTGTTGAGTGTCACAGATGGCGTGACCACTGAAACAATTGAACAAGGCAACACACTCACAGTTAATGGTACCACCAATGAGATCGAAGTTGCA